ATTTTATATAGGGGCTATCTTATTTTTGAGCTTTGTCGTTGGCGTGCTTTATTGGCTAAACAACAACGCAGCGGAAAAAATCGATGAGCTAACAACCAAGATAGCGCTAAAAGAGGCAAATGGCGCAGTTATGAAAGCCGATCTTGACACTTGCAAAGCAAAGATAGAGCTTGTAAATGTAAGCCTAAAAGCCCTAAGCGTGCCAAAACAAGACGAAGCTAAAATAAAAGAGCGTGTTATAACTAGAGTTGAGCGTGTGGCAGTGCCTATCAAGGACGCCGCATGCGAGGAAAAGCTAAATTTTTATGAAAGGCTATTAAATGAAGTTAATAATAAGTAGCCTAATAGTGGCGTTTTTCATAGTCGGTTGTAGCTCAAAGCCTGAAGTGATCGTAAAAACGCAATATCAAGATGTATATGTGCCAGTGGCGTGCATTGAAAAAATGCCAACAAAGCCAAAGTATAGCCCTAGCAATTTACAAAGCGCTAAGGAGCTAATGGGCTACTTTCTCACGTGCGAAGAACTTTTAAAAGGATGTGTAAATGGAAGCGATCATAAAAAAGACTAAGAAATTTTGGCTAAATAGAATGGTTGTTTTTGAGCTAATGCTATCCGTCGTAATAATGTATATTTTTACACTTAAATACTAAGAGAGGCGGAGGTAATGGAGGACTTGCTAAATAAGGCAGGTTTTTATTTTTGGGTTGCCGTTGTGGGATTTGTCGGCGGAGTGCTAAGCCTTGAAAATGATAGCCACAAGCCACTACATAGTGGCAAAGCGATCGTAAATTCAATTATAAGCGCGATAAGCTCGATGTTTATATGCTGGATTTTTTACGAAGTCACATTTTATTTTACGAAAGAAAACCGCTTTAGCCTAGCCGTTGGTGGCTTTTTTGCATGGCGTGGCACTGCGTGGATAAGTGCGACCGTAGATAAAGCGATTGATAAAAAAATAGATAGCTTTAACGGTGGTGGCTATGATGATTTTTCACAAAAGCCACCAAGAGATTTAAACTTTTGAAGGATTAAAAAATGCAAAATTTTACAAATGCTTTTTATACATTAATGAGCCTAGAGTTTAATAGTCCTGAAAACGCACTACACAAAAACCCAAACGAAAAAGGGCTAACATTTATGGGTATTTATGAGGCAGCTAATCCGAATTGGCAAGGCTGGCAGCAGGTGCGAGCGGCGATCAACGCATACGGTGATCTTAAAAAAGCTAGCGTTGCGTTATATAATGATGACGATTTAGTCGCACAAGTGGGGAAATTTTACAAGGCTAACTACTGGGACGTTATGCGGCTAGACGAGATAAATAGCTACCAAAAGCAGGTGGAAATGTTTATTTTTGGCGTTAATGCTGGATGCAAAAATGCTATAAAAGCGGCTCAAAAGGTTGTGGGCGTTATAATGGACGGCATTTTAGGGGCTAACACACTAGCTGCGATAAATGCGTATAATGAAGTGAGTTTTAACAAAGACTACGACCGAGCAGAAATAGCTTATTATAGGGCTATTATTTCAGCTAATCCAACTTTGGCTAGGTATGAAAGAGGCTGGATCAATAGAGCTGAAAAAGTATAGGCAAAAATATCTTTTAGCTGATGTTTTGGCTGACTAATATTTTTAAAATGATGTCTATTGCGTATTAAAAGTTAATTTTTCAAATCCCTCTCTGTCCGCCACTAGTTATAAACAATCACAAACTTTTATCAACTTTTGCAAACATTGAGCCACGATTTTAACGTTATTTTAAAGCCTTTATACATAAAATTACAAACAATTATAAACAATGGCAAACTATTACTATCACAACTTTTTAGCTGACTTTTAGCTGATCACATCCAAAAAAGTAGCTAAAAATATAACAATAGTCAGCCAAAAGGACAGCTAAAATGCCTAAGCTTTCACGCCAACTAACGATCACGCAGTTTAAAAATCTAAAGCCAAAAGAGAAGCCATATTTTGTCAGCGACGGTGATAACCTGCGAATTAAAATAATGCCAAATGGCACAAAGTTTTTTATATATGAGTTTCGAGAAAATAATAAACGCCGCCGCCTAACGCTAGGTAAATATGATGAAATGAGTTTAAGCGAGGCAAGAGATAAAAGAAGCGAGCTAAGATCAAAGCTTAATCAAGGCGAGAGCCTAACTCAAACAGCAGAAAAAACAAAATTTAAGGCAGTATTTGAAGCGTGGCATAAAACAAAAAGTAAGTTGAGTGAGAAGCAGCAGTTTTGGGTAAAAAGGCGGTTTGAAACATTGTTTTTGCCAAAATTTGGAGAGATGGGGATAAATGAAATCACTAGAAAGGATATTATTACCGCCCTTGCGCCACTTCTTGGCGATGACAAGCAAGAAACGATACGAAAAACGCTAGGGACACTAAATAGCTTCTATAAATTTGCTCTTTTGCACGAGTACGTCGAGCATAATATTATCTCAGATATTGACAAAAGTGCGCTAATCGGCAAAAAAGATGTAAAACATTTTGCATACTTAAAAAATGATGATGAGATAAGAGCCGTATTAACGGCGATAAGAGATTATTTTGGGGATATAAGAGTAAAAACTTGTGCGATATTTCAACTATATACCGCAGTAAGGGGGCAAAACGCTAGAAATGCCAAGTGGTCGCAGATAGATTTTGAAAATTGCCTTTGGCATATCCCAGCAAGCGAGATGAAAACAGCAAGGGCTCACGAAGTGTTTTTGTCAAAAAGTGTTATAAATTTATTAAAAACATATCGTGAGCGTTTGCCATTAAAAAGTGAGTTAATTTTTCCATCCATAAAATCAAATGTGCGCCCAATTAGCGATAATACTATCCGTTCAATGCTTAGAAACCTAGGCTTTAATAACGATATGGTAACGCCGCACGGCTTCAGGGCGACATTTAGCACAGTCGCCAACGAGAACATAGATAAGCACGGCTGCAATAGTGATGTTATCGAGCTTTGTCTAGCACACATTGAGAGTAACAAGGTTAAGGATGCATACAATCACGCCAAAAATCTAAAAGCAAGAGCTAAGCTTATGCAGTGGTGGAGTGATTATTTAGATAGCTTGGGCGGTTTTGCCTGATTTATAGGCGGATATTGAGTTTTGAGAATAATAAATTATTTTTGAGTTTATCTTGCTTGCCGTGATCTTGCCAGCTAGTACAAGGCGTCTTAAGCTGATAGGCGACGTTAGCCCTAGCTGTTTTAGGGCTTCATCGCGCGTAATAAATGTATCGCTCATTTCCTCTCCTTAATATAATCTTTCAAATCTCGCAAAGCGTTCCGTAAATAGCGGACGTCGCATTTAAATAAAAGAGCTTGTATTCGCTCAACTAAATTTATCTTTTCATTGTGTGCCTCGCAAAACGCTTCTAGGTTTGCAAGGGCGGCTAAGTGTTTTTCTCTTTCTGGACTACTCATCTAGTTTTCTCCTCTCATAATACCAGCACACACTTTTATAAATGTTTTCCCAAAACTCCATAAAAGGTTCAGGTGCTTCTTTTATACGTGGCAACACTGCTTTTGGCATACATACTAGAAGCAGAGGGATTAATAGCCCAAAGTAAGCGACAAACGATACAATGAAAAGAGGGCTAAATATAAGCATAACTAGCCATTTTTGAAGTGTTTTTAATCTACGCATTGAGTAACTCCTTATTCTCGTAAATATTGCCTAAGACGTTTAAGTCACAAGCATTATTAAAATGCTCTGCATCATATATCATTTTCTTTTCTTCTTTATCCCAAACTCTAAATCTTGGTCTCATTAGTCCTCCTTAAACAGAGCATTAGCTCTTTTCTCTCTAGTAGGTATGGTCTCAAAGATTAGTGTAAAATAGGGCTCCATCTCTTTAGCAAGGAGACTATCTAGTAGTCTTTTTGCTTCTTGATTGAACTTATCACTATTCTCCTCTTCTAGTAGGTTATTAAAAAGATTTAGCGGAATACCTTCTTGTCTAATAAACTTAAGACATTTATCAAGTAATGGGAAGTTGTCTAAGTAGTTATACAGTCCTTCATAGGCATTAGGATAATCTATTGCATTCTGTATTAAGACGTAAGCTGAAGGTACATCTGTATCTTCTTTTACTGCGTTTATCAGCTCTATCTTCTGCTGCTCTATTGGATGCTCCTTGATGAACCAGTATTTCTCGTTATACCTCTTGATAACTCTCTTTATTGTTGCTTCAAACATTAGTTCTCCTTTAGTTTAAATCCAAGAGCGTAGATAGGCTCCCATCTAAGCGTATCGTGATGACCTGCATGCTCTTTATCCATTTCAGCTGTTGTCGCTCTAGTAGGGTTCATAATATATTTCTTAGACATATAGTCATATGTCTCAAAGAACCATAAGACATCTCTTTCTGATATATACTCTTTCTCAATAATAGACGGAGATTTCTCAAACTCATCTCCACTAAGGGTATAACCATTGTTATCTATATCTTTTACCGTATAGATAGCAGGAGAAGGTTTATTTTCATCTCCCCTATATACTAAGTTATCGTGAACCTTAAACTTGAGAGCCTGCTCAGATCTAATCCTGTATACGCCATAGCCAAAATCCCAGACATCGCAAGTTTTCGCATACCACATATCTGTTATTTTGTCGTAAACTTCTACTCTCTTACCTTCTTTATAAGCTTTAAGAAGCTCAAACTTTTCTTCTAATGTCATAATATATCCTTTAGTTTTATTTAGTGCTTTTTATGTTCTGCATTTTTCCTAATATATGTATCAAAAAATAGTATTGCCATTGCTAACAGCAAGGACAACGCTACCACGTGCACTCCTCGCCAAAATATGACCCCGTCAGTAAGGTAGAAAATTGTGGTAAATAGAAATGTTAAACTGCCCACAATGGCAAGTATCGCTATGATACAGTTTGCTAGCGGAGAGCTTTTGTCTAAATTCGCCAGCTTTTGCAGAAATAAAATTAATAAAATTTTCATATGTAGGCTCCGTGCCGATCTCGTTTTTTAACTTATCCCACTCATCGGCGGTAAAAAGTATCGCCTCAAACCTTTCGCTTATTACTTCTCTCATTTTTAATCCTTTCTTAAAAGGGCGATTATTCGCCC